TTTTTTGTCGATCTGACGATCCTTCCGCCTTTCCCGGCGGGGGTATTGGGTACTTACTAAGGCAAGCCAAAGCAACCCCATTTCTTAAGTGTTACCCTAAGTCGTCTATACCTTGACGAAGGTCAGTTATTGTTTCCTTCTGACCCATTAAAGGTGCACTTAATGGTATCGGTCTAGTGCGTCGAAGACCGGCCAGTTCCCCACTAATGATATTTAGTGTCCTTCATTGCTAGGAGGTGTATCTCTACATCTCCTCGTACTGTTCATCCCGGAGCCGATTAGTCACGCGCTCGAGAGCGCGTGGGTCTAAAAGGTCAAGGGCTAATGGGTACGGAAGGTCCTCGCGATGGTGAATACCGTCTAGATGAATATCATTCTCCATAAAGACGACCCCGCTAACTTTGTATGTTATACGAGGTGCCGGGCCAGAGGGGGTCATCACAAATTCTGTAATGATCCCATCGCCCTTTGCATTCATAATCGTGAATTGAGCCCCTGGACCAGGTTGTGGAGCGGTTTCGCCGTTCCCTGCGTTGGTTTCCTCGGGTATCTCATTCGGCTCCACTTCATGTATTACATGGAGTACCGGCACGGATGAATCTGCCATTGCCATCTCTTTGATCGATAGACATCGCTCAGACACACTTTGTGCTAGTTCGGATTGTAGCCAGGCTTGTGCCGATCGGAATACCTTGATTAAGGCAGACCGTTTCGCTCCTCCGAATTCCAATGGAAGTCGTTCAAAGAAGTTTGGATTAGGTAATGCGGAAATTGCATCCCTTATCTCCTCAACACGAGCCCAGATCTCATTGAGATCGTCTAATGACGGTCTTTCTAGGGATTTGATTCGCTCTTGTAAGAGTTTTAGGTCAATTTTAAGCTCACCTACCAATGGTAAGACGACGTAAACGTTCCAGGCTTCTGCCTGAAGGTTGTCGTCATCAAACCACGTATCGATGTTACCACCATACGTAGAGTCCGGGAGTATGACCATTTCTAGTCTCTTCCGGGCCCTTGCGATAGCAAGCTCACACTTGGCCCTAAGTGAGTCGAACAAGCGTTCACCTATCGCTAGGAGAACACCCTGCGGTACCTCTCTAACTAATCCAGGTTGCCACTGTAGGAGCCACCGAGTTACCTCGAGGCCCCATGGTGACCCAGGACGAGATAAAAGGATCGCAAGGCCTTGGAGACGTGATTTCGTCCCTAACACAGCTGGCAGCCGTGCTAGAGACCGAAACCCATAGCCTAGGACTTTGGCCGAAGTACGTAATGTTTCCATTATCGTACCACGTACGCCAAAACGTGTCAGGATTTGCTCAAGAACCATTGGATCCGCTTTCGCGATTCCAACGGCCAAGAGTGATATTCCGGATACGTCTTTCCCTTTGGCAAAGGTCCGCTTCGCGAACTCAAAGCCTCCGGTAGACGAAATCAGAGATTTCGCCAGGCCATACTCGACCCCTATCTCTAGGAGAAGAGCCTGATATTTCAGGGCCACATTGTGATTTGCGATCACAATGTCATCACCAAGGAGCGCGTAGTCCTTGAAGAACCCATGCGAACCTGTCGCGCGGTACGCCGCGTATTGGACTAGGAAATGGTGGGTTAGACTAAAAGCAGCCCAGCTGGTCAGGGCACCCATAGGTTGCCCTGCGCCATACACCAACGGTGTATCTGCTTCGGGACCCTTCACCCCTTTCGGGGGTCGGGGTGTTAGGTAGCTCCTCTCGACGAGAAGAGCTGCCCAGATCCTAGCCATCCTCGGTCCAATTAATACCGAGATAACTGCTTGTTGCAATGCTAACGGGAACCGATCTGTTGCACTGGACAGATCAAGTGACCAAAATGCCAAGTGTCCCAGATTGATTAATCTCTGGGCAGGCTTCATTTGATCAAATGTGCCATCCGTCTCCAGTTTTCTAAGAATAGAAAACAAGAGATCGTGCAACGGTTTCATTACACATTGCGTCAAGCTATCCACCATGGCAAAGACACGGATCTTACCAGCGGGTTCGACCTTGTAACCTAGTTTCCCGAGCCCCTTCGGGCGGCCGAAACCGGGATATTTAAACGGATTGTAGCCAAGCGGGACTTGTTTCCTTACCCACTTAGCTACCCTCTCCCCAACGTATAGAATACGGGTTATTGCCCGGTCATCTACGATGTCCAACCACT